TCGATCTCGGCAAGCTGACCGGGACCGACCCCGAGCTATGCGAGTTGCGCTCGCAAGTAGTTACCGTGGCGATCTTGTTGGGTCAGAAGGTCAAGCGCATCACCGCTCTGGAAGCCGAGCTTGCCGCTGAGCAGAAGGTCGTCTGGTCCTACCGCGAGAAGAATCAGAACACGCTCAAGGCGTTTGAGAGCATCAGGTCGTCCCTTGGATTGTCCGACCCACCAGCGATCGTTGACATCGAGGAGGAGGCTGCCGTCATCACGACTGGGATAGCCGCTCTGGAGGCCGAGGTGGAGCGGCTGCGGGAGTTCAAAGCGAACATCGAGCAAGCGGTCAACGGCACGACATACCGAGTGATCGACGGCGAACTGTTCGAGATTCGCGATGGGGTGCCGGACACGATTCCAACTCATGGCAGCAAGATAGCCGCCGAGGAGGGCCGCGATGAGTGACCGACCTGTGCTTCACTACGTCCATGGCTACGGGTTCTGCCTGACGACAGCAGACGGCAAGAAACACCCACTCAAGCTAGATGGTGACGGCGAAAGGAACGACAGCAAGCAACTGCTGATCGACACGTTCAACACGCTCCGTCAGCGACTCGCCACGGTAGAGAAGGAGCTTGCCGAGGCGCGGAAACGCATCCGAGTGTGGGAAGACGTGAAGGAAACAAAGCGGAGCGTGGAAGAACTGGAGCACCGGCTAGTGGACGCATTTTGGGAGCGCAACATGATCGGCCAGCAACTCACCACGGTGGAGAAGGAGCGGGATGAACTCCTGAACAGCACTGACTCACTGGGCATCCTGTGTGGAAAGCAACGCGTCGTGGTGGAGGTTGCCTACGATGCCGGATGGGCTGACGGGGTGCGCCTCTACGCGGTTTGGAAAGACGGTGAGCAACTAGTTGGCGTGATGCGGCGACCACTCAAGACGGTTCTCGCCGAAGGTTCACAGTCAGACCACAAGAAAGCGGCCCTCGCCGCCCTCGACGCAAAGGAGAAGAGCGGTGGGTGACATTCTCGCCAACGGCCTGTGGATCCCATACCTCGGGTTCTGCGCTTTCCTGCTGGCGTGCCTGACTCAGGAGATCGACGCAAAGGAGAAGAGCGGTGGGTAACTACCACGGCGTCCAGTCCATCCCCCTCACCGACCTGGAGTATCGCTGGCAGGACTCCCCGCCAGACCTCGCCGTCTCCCTGGTGCACGAGGAATACCTGAACCACGCGGATCCCGGCACCGCGCATGGCTACCGCACCGCGTTGAGCATGAGCCACCGCAGAGGCATCGTCGAACTCTTCGACGACATCCGCAGGAACGGCGTCACCGAACCCTGCCGAGTCGGCCCGGGCAACCCCGGCAAGCATCGCATGATAATCGGCAACCAGCGCCTGGCTGTCGCCCGGGCACTCGGGATCGCCGAGCTCAAGTGCGAGGTCTACGGCCCCTAGTTCGGCACCAGGTAGCTGACCACGGCGAAGATGACCGTCGTGATCGACGCGGCGATCTCCGGTGGGATCTCGACGTCGATGACCGATGGCGTGACCCACATCAGGATCGACGTCACCGCGCCAGCCAGCCCGCCAACCACGACCTTCCGATTCGGTTTCTTGCTTGTCTCCGTCATGTTACTGCTCCAAGAACTGACTTGAACACGTCCAGCGCCGTGTCGATCACGTCGCCACGCTTGACTACCTTGGCCTTCTCCGCGTCCAACGCGGCCACCAGCGACTCCCGCTCGAGCACATCGAGCTGCCCGAGCCGTTCCGTCACCGCCTCTACGTCAAGGCCCTCGAGATCCAGCGTCGCATCGCCGGACAAGATCGCATCCCAATCGGCACCGCTCATTGCGTCTTCCTCCACTCGTTGTAGATGATCTTCTGCGCCCCGGCGAAGTCGATGTTACCGAGCTCCTCCAACCACTCGTGGGTCGCGTCGGTCAGCTTGAGGTAGTCGGCACGGTCCTTGGCGATGCCGCTCAGCATCGCCTTCTTCTGCTCCATGGTGACCCCGGTAGCGGCAGCGACCACGGTCTCGAATGCCCGGGACTGGCGCAGGAAGATCCCTTCCCGAGCCTGTGACGCCTGCAAGGCCGGCGTGGCATCGTCGGTGAACAGTGCGCACGACGGCAGAATGAAGAGGAAGAGTGCCAGACCGTAGGCTGGCCAACCAGCCATGGCAGGCCGGGGAGTCGTGTGTTTCATGTTACTGTTTCTCCAGTTTCTTGTCGATCTTGTCGAGTCGTTTGCCCTGCATGTCGAACCGTTCCATGACACGCTTCTCAAATTGCGTCTGCTCCCTGCCGTGCATCGTCCAGACAAACGTGTTGAGAGCGATGATCGTGGTCGCGGCGATCCCCAGCACGGTGAGGAAGTTGGCCCAGGTTACATAGGTGCCACCGTTCTCGTTCTTCTTCGCTGCCATGGTCTCTCTCCTACGGTTGGGCTACGTCGGTGATGACGAGCATCTTACCCTCGTGAGTGGCTTCCAGCTTGCCGCCCTTGGTCATCTCGAGTCCCCACCAATACGACGTCGCTTCCTCGCTCGCCGGGAAACTCACCAGCGGCGTGTCGGCGGGCACGAACACCAGGGTCGGCTCGAAGTTGGCGTCGGTGGTGATGCCGCCGCCGGCCTTGGTCAAGGTGAGCAGCGCCGCGGCGTCGGTCTTGTCCTTCTTGAACTGCGCCTCCCACGCTTCGGTGTCGTCCAGCGAGCGGCCTTGGTCAAGGGTGATGGGTGTGCACGGTTGCTTGACGTCGGTGCCCCGCACGATTTCAAAGTCTCTGTTCTTGTCCACGGGAGATCCTCCGGGTAGTGGGGACAGTATGCTCACGGCAGATCCGGCAAGCGGGACCAGTATACTATTCGCGGTGCCGGCCAATGCGTCCAGAACGCTGTCGGCGCTGCCGGCAAGGGGTGCAAGGGTCTGAGTGATCCCCAGGGAACCAACGCCCGCGATCGTCGGCAACGGCAGGGTGAGTGCACCCGTCGCCGTTCGCAGGCCGGTGAGGACGCCCGCGCCGGCGATCGTCGGCAATAGCAGGGTCAACGCGCCGGTCGCCGTCTTGGTCCCGACTTGGCCGACGCCCGCGATCGTGGGCAGCAGCAGGGTCAGCGCACCCGTCGCCGTTACTCCCGCCGAGGTGACCGAACCAACGCCGGCGATCGTCGGGAGCAGCAGGGTGAGCGCACCGGTAGCCGTCTTGGCGCCAACCGCACCGACACCAGCAACGGTCGGGATCAGCAGAGTGAGTGCCCCCGTCGCCGTCTTGGTCCCGACTTGGCCAACACCAGCGATCGTGGGCAACGGCAGGGTGAGGGCACCGGTTGCAGTCCTGAGTCCGGTGAGGACACCTACACCAGCCGTCGTCGGCAACAGCAGCGTCAACGCCCCCGTCGCCGTCTTCTCGCCGACTTCGCCGACTCCTGCAACCGTTGGGAGGGGGAGAGTCAACGCCCCCGTAGCGGTGCGGAGTCCAGTCAGGACACCTACCCCGGCGATGGTCGGGACGGGGAGAGTGAGCGCCCCGGTGGCGGTCTTGAACGCGACCTGACCGACACCGGCGAGGGTGGGGATGAGTAGGGTGAGGGCACCGGTGGCGGTCTTCTCGCCTACCTCGCCAACTCCGGCAACGGTGGGCAGCGGGAGAGTGAGCGCCCCGGTTGCAGTCCTGAGTCCGGTGAGAACGCCGACACCGGCGATCGTTGGCAGCGGCAGAGTGAGTGCCCCCGTCGCGGTCTTCTCACCTACCTCACCAACGCCCGCGATCGTCGGCAATAGCAGGGTCAACGCCCCGGTGGCCGTTGGACCCTTCGTGCCAACCCCGGCGAGAGTCGGCAGCGGTAGCGTCAGCGCGCCGGTGGCCGTCTTGGCGCCTACCTCACCGACTCCTGCAACCGTTGGGAGCAGTAACGTCAGCGCGCCGGTGGCCGTCTTCTCACCTACTTCACCGACACCCGCGATGGTCGGCAGCGGTAGCGTCAGCGCACCGGTCGCGATCGGGCCTTTCGTGCCAACCCCGGCGATCGTCGGGAGCAGCAGGGTGAGCGCACCGGTAGCCGTCTTGGCGCCGGCAACGACTATCGGGATAGCGGCAATCGACGGAGTCGGGGCGCGCACCACCACCGGTGGCCTATAGACGCCGCCGGATCCGTAGTGCCAGCTCATGTCACGGTTCTAGCTACGTGCCGATGAACTCTTCCCAGACCATAGTTACACCTACTCCGGTGTGTGCGGTGCCCGTTAGCTGCGCTACACCGAAGTCGACGTTGGCGCCGACCGGAACCTGCAACTTTGGGATTGGGAGGAAGTGAGACTCCTGGAGCAAGTTCCAACCCAACTGGTATTCCCAGTCTGTGGTCGCCACGTCGGTCGTCGGCAAGCTGCGTGCAACCACTGTCGGTGCTGGCCCGATGGTATTGTATTCACGCTCTGTGACTGCGGTCCCTGCTGGCGTCACGATGACACCTCTGCGCAACAGCAGGGTCTCCATCGTCAGAGTAGTCGTGCCACGCTGCCACACACGTACTTCGAGGACCCTGTAAGGGACAGCGACACCCTCCAAGTTGAAGAAGTCTCCGGTGTCGGCGAGGAGCGTCATGTTCTCTGCGCTCGCGCTGAATTTATACCAGCCCATGGTTTCACATCCTCAGTAATACGTTGGTCGGGACTTTCAGAAACGCGCCCGCGCTCAGTGCCGCAGCAAAGTCATACACGCCCATGTCCCAAGGCGTAGTCCGTGTTGTGCCATCAAGTGAAGTGGTGAACGTGCCCGACAAGTCGAACCCGTTGTCGATCGCGTTGCCGCCACTCTTCAGCGTGAAGTCGTCGGTTGATGGGGAAGTCCAGAGATCGGTGTCGGTCTCGCTGGTGAAACTGCCAGCCCCCGGCGCGGAAGTGTCGCCGCTGATGTTGTCCGAGTAGGTCCCTAAGGTGAGAGTGCCAGTGAAATCACCATTCGACGCGCCCCAACCGATGGCGATGCAGTTACGGATAATCGTGCTGGCGGCATCGGTGCCGAGCTGGAACCCACTTCCCGTTCCACCACCGCTATCGTAGGCGATGCAGTTGTAATAGATACAATCGACAGCACTGTTCTGCCGCCAGGCCACCCCGCCCGTGGTGAGGCCGAGCGAGTTGAATATCTGCGCCCCGTCGCCGCGGTAGCAACCACCAGTAGTGCCAGTCTGCCGAAGAGTGCAGCCGTCCATCAGCGACGACGCAACACCGCCGTTGTAGACCGATTGAGTCGAGGCCGAGGCGCCCTCGAACAAGAGCCCCACGAGTTGGGTGAACGTCTCGGTCCTAGTTCGAATCACCTCGTTCCCAGCCCTGACCAAGCCCACGCCGGTATCGGTGATTGGATCGTAGGGGGCGAGGGTCGTGATGATGCCGTTGTCGAAGGTCAAACGACGGAAGTGCGTCGAGTCCGTGGTGGCCCCGGTCATTCGCAACTCGGCAGTAACGGTCAGCCTTTGCGTCAACCTCCCGTTGTGCTGCTCGTCGGTGCCCCCGGCCGTGATGTCGACATCGGTGGCCGCTTCCCAAGCGGTTACCGTGGAGTAGGTCTCACCTCCAAGTGCCCCAATCGTGCTGTCAACGACACCCATCAGTCGGTTGCGGCCTCCCACACCGCAGGCGACGAGTAGTCCCTACCATTACCGATCGTGTTGACGGTAACCATTTTCAAACCACCCGGATCTTGGTTGCGTCGTTCAGCTTCGTTTCCCCGCTCGTCAACCGCGTGATGGTAGACGTTGAGCTGTCGACCTCTTTCTTCTCGCGTGTCGTCAGCTTGGTGCGCAAGAGAGTGAGATCCAGCGTGCGGATCCGTTTCCCTTCGTCGACGTTGGCATCCAACAGCGATTGGAAGTTCGCGGCCGGAACTCCAGGAAGCTCCAGGATGATGAACCCGCGGTGCACCTCACCCTCGACACCGTAGGTCACACCATCTTCTTGAATCTCGATGACATCACCCGCGTGCCACAACTCCGGCTTCTCTTCAGCCGAAGCGGTAGGAACGCGGTGGTTGTCGAACCTGCGGACAAGGATGCGGCACATCCGGCCCCCACCTATAATGCACCCAGACTGCCAGCGCCGCGGTGGTGCGCCGTGTGACCGCCGCGAATCGTGTGGATCTCCTGCTCGATCTTCTTCACCGCCGCCGCCTTCTCGTCGTCGGACAGGTCGTCACGAGCCTGCACCTCGCCGACTTGCGTCACGAGCTTCTCTACCGCCCTGACATTCGCTTCGCTGAACGGCTGTTCTTCCATGGGGATACCTCCTAGCTTGCGGGCATCGTGACCGGCAAATCCGTGATACTCACGGTATCCCCCGCAACGAAAGCGACCGAGTTGAAGTTGATATCCTTGCCCGAGGTTCCCACCGTGCCTTCGAACAGCGTCGCCGGGGTGCCGGTGGTGACGCGGAACACAGCCGCGGTGCCGGTTGCATCGGCGGAGGTGTCGTCGACGATGGCGTTCTCCTGTGCCGTGCCCGAGGCCGAGGCACCGTAAGCCGGATTCGCGAAGGTCAGCGTGGCGAGTTTGGCCGCGAATGCCGCGGTATGGATCTCGAGCAGGCCCGGCGGTGTTCCGCCGTCGATCGCATCGACGAAGGCGTCGGCCATCGGGTCGCGGATCAGGGTCGTGTTCAGGTTATTGACGGCCATGGGGATCTCCTGGGTTCGGCATGTTCGGCAAGACAGCGAAGGTGGCCGAGATCAGCGCCTTGCTGACTGGATCAGGACCGACCGGCTCGGTGTTGAGGAACGGTGCGATGCGGCAGCCATACTGTTCCAGCGCGGCCTCGATAGCCGCGAAGCAATCGCGGGCGCGTTGCTTCGGATCCTGCTGGGTGCCGTTGTCGGGCGGCTCGGCGAATGGGCGCGCGGCGATCGGGTCTTCGGTGATCCGCGGTGCTTCGGTTGTCTTCTTGCTCATCGGACAACACGCTACCAAACCCGCCGCGGTTCCACGGCCAGCCCCGGGGAACCGTTCCAATAGGAACGCTACCGCTATCCCCCGGTGCGCAGCCCGTTCAGGTCTTCACGCCACGCTTCCGCCAAGGTCGTTCCCTCTGGCAACAGCAACGACGCCAACGCCTCGCGGGCGCCGATCGCCTGGATCAGCGCATTCGTTCTGGCGCTCTTTTGTTGCTGCAACTTCTCGATCTGCTGGTCGAGTTCTGCGACTTCGATCTGTATCGCCTTGCAGGCTTTGATCTGTTGCCGCACACGCTGCTGGATCTGATGATCCATCAGGTCGTGCCGGTGAAAATGCCACCGGTGAACTCGATGGTCGTCACGGCCGCGACTTCGACACTCTGGGTCGCGCCGTCTGTCGCTCCGATGTTGAAGGCTGTATCGGCGCGCACCTTGCCTGCAACGTGGATCTCCTCCACCGGATCGATGTTGATCCCGACGTTGCCGTTGTTGATCCGCAGGTCAGCGCCCGCGGCGTTGGCGTCGATGTCCCAGATGGTGTCGGTGCCGTTGAACAGGATCGTCGAGTCGACGCCGGTGCCGAGTTGAATTGCATCGCTGTCCTCCCACTTGACGTTCCCCGTGAACGTGCCGCCAATCGCAGGAACGTAGAGCGTGTCCAGATCAATGAACTCGAGCCCGTCAGGGGTGGAATTGACGCGGACAGCTTTGCCGGCTTGGGAGGTGTAGGCGGTCGGGTCGGTATCGGTCAGGTCGATCCAGGTCGATACCCCGCCGCTGGTGGGGACGGTCGTCCAGGCGGCACCGTCCCAGTATTCCACGGTGTCGGGGGAGGTGTCGGTGTTGGTGCGGATCGCTCCGACGGTTGGGGTGGCTGGTCTTTGCGCCGCAGTTCCGGCCGGGAGCACGAGGCTGTTCACCCCGCCTATCGTCGTCTTGGTCTCGCTGGTCGCCGTGTCGAACTCGGACAGCAGCAGCGTCTGGGCCACGCCGTTGGTGTCGATCTGGTAGACCCACCACGGGTCTGCGCCAACCGGCAACTGCGTGATGACGATGGCGCCCGTCGCCATGCCGCCGATCGAGGAGGGTTGACCAAGAGCGAACCCGACCCCGGGCGCACAGGCGACGAAGGATGCCGTCTCGATCACCGTGACGTCGGTGCCCGAGTTGATCCCGAAGTAGTCCTCGAGCTCGTAGCTGGGCGGGCTGAACAGGACCCCGCCATGCACAGTGCCGCCGCGGGCTCGGGAGGTATCGGGGTCGCGCTGGTAGACCCACTCACCTGAGTCGCTCTGCCCACCCCAGCTACGCAGCGCCAACACCTGGGGACGCCTTCGTTCGTCGGCGAAGTAGTCGTCGCGGTTCGCCTCCGGGTTGTGGATGTAGGCCGGCTGACCCTTGACCATGAGCGGCGGGCGGAACGACATCTGCGCGAAGCCTTCCGCCATCGGGTGGAACAGTTCGAACAGCTTGCGATCGGTCGGCATGACCTGGCCGACCTTGTGCCTGGTATCGGAGCGGGCACCGCGCCCGGGCTGCGGCTCTTCACTACCACCACCACCAGGGCCACCTTCGGGCGGGCCGCCGGTGCCCTCACCGCCTTCCGGGTCGCCGCCCAGGGGTGGGATCGGTAGCGGTGCGTTCGGTCCGGGTGTGAGCGGTCCCCGCGGGGCGTTGGTCGGGAACCCTGGCCCGCCGGGGAACGGTGCTGGTGCGTTGGGTGTGCCGGTGTAGGTCCGGCCTTTCCACGGACCCGGAGGAGCTGGGGCGCCACCGCCGTGGGTGATCGGGCCGCGCTTCGGTCCACTCGGGACGATGACACCGGGTGCCGTAGATCCGCCAGTGCTGCCGCCACCAGCCCCACCGCCGCCGGGGGTCCTCGGTCCCTTGCCGCCACGGCCACCGCCGCCCCCGCCGGGGGTCGTCGGGCCTGGCGGAGTCGGTCCCGGGCCGCTCGGCGTGGTTGGTCCGCTCGGCCCCCGCGGCGTGATGTTGTGCGGGATCTTCTCGTCGTCGTCCGGCACCACGACGTTGTATTCGGCATACCAGCGCCAGGCGCCGCGCGCGACCTGACCGCCGACCCATTTGTGGCCCCGGGCCGGGTCCCAGGTCAGGTGCACCCGGGAGATCAGCGGCAAGGGCGGCGGGTTGGGATACTTGCCCTCGAACAGCAACGGCCCGTCCCGCTCCGAGTCGTCATAGAAATAGGAGTTGGTGCTCAAGTGCCCCGACGTGAGCGGGTTGCCGTCTTTGTCCAAGCCCATGAAGTGCTTGTCTTCGAGACCAGCTCCGCCCATCAGCGGGCCACAGGCGAAGTTCTGCGCCATGAACGTGGTGCCGTGCGAACCCACGGCGTTGGGCTCGAACGTGCCGAAGTCGCACGGGGTCAGCCGGTCGCTGCCATGGGTGCCACCGCCGGCCGTACGGGTGCCGCCGCTGCCCGCGCCGCCGCCAAACCCGCCACCGATCTCGGGACCGCCCGGCCCGTTCTGACCGATGCCACCGCCGATCGTCGCGCCCGCGGTGCCTCCACCTCCACCCCCACCGCTCAAGGACAGGTCGAACCGCTTACCGAACGATCCCCCGGGGGGTGCTGGCTTGCCGCCGCCATGGGTGATCGGGCCGCTCGAGCCGCCGCCGGGCGTGGTTGGCCCGCCTGGAGTGCCAGTGCCGCCGCCCGGCGTGGTCGGGCCACCGCCACCTCCACCCCCACCGCTGGACATGACCACCCAACAGGCCCCATAGCCCGCCATCTCGTCCACACCGGTCAGCGCCAGGTTCCAGGCGATCGTATTGCCCTTCCCGACACCGCCGATAGCGGCAAGACTGGCGACGTGGAGGGGCACCACGCGCATCATGGTCTGCAACCGGGCCGCACGGCCGACGATGCCCGGGCCAGAATCCCGCGGGCCCGGGCCAGCCTTGGCGGTCATGCACATCTCGCCGTTGGGCTGCAGGTCCACAACCAGGGTTCCCGCTTCGCCCGGGCCTTCCGTGTTCACCGCTACCAGCCGCGGATCGGCGTGCAGCATGACCTCGTGCTGGGCGTCCTCCTTCATCCCTGGCATGACCATCATCATGGTGCCCTGTGGAATGGTGGGGAAACACGACGGCCAGCCGGGATACTTGGCCTGGAACCGGCCGTCGGTCGTCACCGCGCCGGTGCCGATCGGTAGCAACCCTGAAGGGCCGACGCGATGACCAGTGCCACCGCCCGGGGGGAAGCCACCGGTGCCGCCTTCTACCGTGATGCCGCAATGCGCCTGCGCCATGGCGCCCATGCCGCGGGTGCCGCGGTCGATGGTCTGCCAGAAGAACCACGGATGGATGTCCCCCAGGACGCCCATCCCCCGGTAGTCCTTGGCGTATTCGGTGATGCCGGACGAGCCCGTCGCCGAGTCAGGCCGCTTGGCGATGCGCCCACCGACCAGCTGCTGGCGAATCGAGATGGGCACCCGGTCCTCATGGTCCTGGCACGGGAAGATGCCGAGTTGTTGCCAGTCGGTGAATCCCATCTACTTGTCTGCCTTGCGGAACGGGATGATGCCCAACACGAACTGGCGCACCATCTCCGGCATGGTAGCCATTCGGCTGATCGGTGCCTGTTGTCCCGGGAATTCGTGGGTCACGCTGACTTCCGCATCAGGGTAGGAAGCCACCTCAATCGCCGCCGCGCTCATGTTGCCGACCAACGACACGTTCTGCGCCGGGAGCCGGGTCTTGACGGAACCCTGCAAGGCGTCGGCGTAGGCGGAGATCACCTCCGCCGCGACCGCCAGCGCGTGCCCTTTCAGGTGCCGCCCGCCTTTCTGGTCGCCGTCATTCACCAGCAGGAACCCGTCCAGCGGCTCACCCGATGGTATGCCGGCGCTGTTCGGGTTCTCCGAGTCGAGGCCGAGCAGTCTCTTCATCGTCGCCTTCGCCGGAGTGTCGACCTGCCACGCGAACCGCGCCGCCTGTTCACCCGGCGAGATGAACACTTCCAGCGCCGGGCCCTGCCCGCTCTGGATCCGATACTGGGACCGGTAGAGCGGCTGGATGTCTGCCGCCGAGACGGTCTCGACGTGGTAGCGGGTCTTGTTGTTCGGCGCTCCAGGGATGATCGACAAGATGAACCGCATCTCCATCTTCTCAGCAAGGAATTGGCCGTTGGTGCTGCCTTCCAGCTTGGCCCCGGCGGTCACCGGTTCCGTGTCCATCTTCGACAGGTCACGGCCGTGGGTCTTGGGCGGGACTTGGTTGCCGATCTTGGTCTCGAACTCCAGATGACACGGATACCAGCCGGCGTCGGTGCCGTAGGGACTGGACTGGAAGCTGATGTGGAAGATGCCGAGGTCCCGGTCGACCATCTCCACATTGAGCGGCAACGCCGGATTCTCGGTCAGGTTGTCGTTGTTGGTGCCGTTGCCGGGGATCGTGTCCAGGTTGGTGAAGTAGCCGGTGCGGTCCGGGTCGAATCGCTGGTTGATCTTCTCACCCTTGAGTGAAGGGACGATGCAGATTTGGCCCCATGCCCGGGACGGACCTTGATGGCCGGTGTGCGGGTTGAGGACATTGGCGCGGATCGCCGTGATGTCTTGGATGCGCTCCATGTAACGCCGGTTGATCTGGAAGGTCTGGCGGAAGTTCGCCTTCAGGGCCTCAACCCGGGCCGAGATCGAACCGAGCAAGTCCTGGTCAACGTTGGGCCGGGCGCCAAGAGCGCCCTCCAGGTTCCCAATGATCCAGTTCTCGCGGATCGTCTTGAACGTCCAAGGCTCCGACTCCGCGCCTTTCAGATCGTTCATCGCCTGCAGCCACTCGAAGACCGGCACCCAGGTCCCTGCCGGAACCGGGCCGTTGACGAACTCGCCAGCGATCGGATCGAAGTAGCTGACCTCCGTCTCCGGGTCGGTCGTCGGAATCACGTTCTGCACGAACGGGTCATTCTTGTTCAAGCCCGCGCTGGTCTGGCCGGTGTAGTCGTCCTCGTATTCGACCGCCAACTCCACCTCACGCTGATAGTGCACCTTTATCGTCGATGGCCTGATCGCCTTGCGGTCGATGAGCGCCGGGAAATCGCCGGCATAGGTCGACACCGGCAAGCTCTCCTTGTGCCGTTCCGTCGCGTCCAGGTCAGCACCGTCGAACACCACAGCCGTGCCGCTGACGTCCACGTAGATTTGCGTCCCCGGGATGAAACTCAGGAGCCGACCCAACGCGACGTCGGCGGAGTCGTGCAGCATGACGTTTTGCAACGCGAATTGGCCGCCGTCGGTGATCGGGAAACTGTCGATGCGGTGCCCGCCGGCCTCGCCCTCCAGTTGCTCAAGAAGATCGCGCACCGCATCCTGCGCGGTCCACCGGCTCTGGCCATCCTTCAGGCTGTATTGGCGGTAGTCGTATTGGTCATCCGATATCGACTTGACGGACGGCACCTTGATCGACGATGCGGGCGTCAGGAAGATCCGGTTTCCCGTCTTCTTCGCCATGTTGTAGTCCCGCGAGATGATCGGATATTGCCACCAGTGCCGCTTGTCGGCTACCTCGAACGTCACCCGCGCCGGGCTGTCGCTGGGGAGTTGGTGCAGCGCGTAGAGCTTCTGGATGCGGATCTTGCGGCTGCGGTCCGAGATGACCAGATCCTGCGGCTTGCCGATCATCGCCTGGATCTTCGGCCAGTCCGCCTTGCGCACCGAGAACGCCGAGCGGAACGGAGCCGTCCCCGTAGTGAACGCCCAGACGATCGACTGCACACCACCTAGCGGCACGCCTCCGAAGGTGACCAGCGTCTTGAGGATGGCCATTATCCTCTCGGCGCCTCGAAGTATTGCTCCACCCGAACCTCGTCGATCAGAGTCATCAGGAACTGATCCTCATCCGGGTCACCCATCCAGATGGACCGACTGTCCCGGTCCGTGCCCAGCTCGAGCCACCCAGTTCCGCCGGCCTCGGCAATCGGGCCGCGACCGCCGCCCGGCGTCCCACCCCCACCCTTGCCGCCGATGGTGCTGGTAGAAGTGCCGCCCGGGCTACCGCCGGGGCCGGGTTCCTCGCCTATTACCGCGAACGTCCGCGACGTAGTCCGCAGTCGGTCGGTCCAGCCGCGCGCCACGTCGAACGAGAACACGTTGCGCTCATGCGTCGGCGTCAGTTGGTGGTTGTTCGTGTCGGTCAGCCTGACCGATACCTGGAGTTCCACCGTCGCGTCGCCGCCGCCCTTCTGGTAGACGATCGTCATGGACACGGACAGCCTCTGCCGGGTCCGGTCGTAGTCCACCTGGCGAGCCTCGACGGCGAACACTTGCGGCGTGAACGTGTCGCGGAACGTCTGGATGATGTGTGGCCGGACTTCGTTCTCGAACACGGTCTTGATGTCTACGCTCTGCTCGATGTCGATGGCGCAGTCGTAGTTGATGAGCATTCGCCGCAACCGGAACACGGTCTGGTCGCTGTCGCCCGGCTGGTCGATCAGTTCCGTCATGGAGAAGTCGTGGTCGCGGATGTTCACCGCGTCGCGGCCGGCTGCCGTCTGGTCGTCGAGGAGCTCGATGTAGACGCGGCTGAAGTTGACCAGATGGTTGGTCCGGTCTTCGTCCACGGTCTCGGAGATGAGTTCGAACGTGTCGCCGGCGAAGTTGGCGAAGTAGGCGGTGGCCTCGGCATCGGCCCCGGTGGTGGCGTCCTCGTAGTTCACCCGCGCCAGTTGGGCGGAGCGCACGGGCGCTGCCTGCGCCGGGGTCGCGGTGTAGACGCCCGAGAACGTGATCCGCTTCTGCCGGCCCGCCTCGTAGTCCAGGTTGAAGGAGATGTCCTGCAGGCCGGTGAACAGGCTCGAGCCGTCGATGTCATCGGACGGCAGCCCACCGGTGATCTGGATGGCGTAGGATCGGCTGAATCCGCGGTCGGTCTCTTCGTCCCCGGTCTTGGCGATCGAGGACCGGCTATTCAGCAGGGTCGTGCCGAACGTGTAGGTCGTCATGCTCGCCCCAGCCGGGTCGATGATGTTGCACAGGTCGATCTTCAGCGTCTGGTCGCGCAGCTTGAACGCCGCCTCCAGCGTCGCGCTCTGGTTGTCCAGGTCGGCGAATGACGTGGCCACTACGACGACGATGAACTCCAGGTTGAACGCCTCGAAGCTCTTGGAGAACGTGTGCGGCCCGTCGATCTGGAACACGCCGGAAGATCCCCCGACAGCCTGGGAGCCGTAGGTGATCTCGAAGGGTGAGGCGATGGCCACCATCTACTTCTTGCCTCCGCCCGGCGTTCCAACGCCTCCGGGACTGAACCTGATGCCCCACCCCTCCATCACTCGGATCATCCGGTTCACTTGTTGGTTGATGAAGTCTTTTATGTCGCTCTTACCGCCAGGCAGACCGACGCCGGTGGGGAGTATCACCCCACGCCGGAGCTTGTCGACACCTGCCGCGCCGGGCCCGCCGAATTCCGGGGCTTGCAAGAAGCGCCGGGCGCCTTGCAGGTCCTCCAAGTTGCGGGCTGTCCGGATCAGGTGCCCAGGTAACGCCGCGTCACGAACCCGCTTTTGCCCCGCTTCCGTCTTCTGTGCTCCCAAGAGGCGCTTCGGCAAGTCACCTCGCGCCATCTTGGCGGCCAGGGCTTTGAGGTTCGTGTCCCCGAATACGGATTCCTCAAGCCTCGCACCGGCGCCGCCGAACGCACCGGCGAAGATGTCGCCGGCTGGCCCGAAGATCGAGCGCGTCACCGCGCCCTTGGCGGCACCCCCAGCAGCACCAGCGGCGCGGCCGAGAGCTCCACCAACGACACCGCCCGCGGCACCACCGATCACCGCCGCCGAACCCGCCGCCAGCTTGTTCAGTCCGCGCAGTTCGGACTTCGCTTGTTTGGTGTCCAGCCGGACTTTGACTTTGGCTTCGTCTGCCATCAGCGTCCCTCGAAGAACCGGACGAACTCATTGCCCATCATCTCGAACCACAGGCCGGCGGAGTCAGCCATGAGATCCGCCACGCTCTCAGCGCGAAACCGGTTGTCGTCGAGAATGAACCGCCGAATCCCGCGCTGGCGCTGCAATTCCATCTGCATCAGTTGACCGTGAACGATCGCGGTATCGGCCAAGGCTCTGTTGGCGGTGCCGGTGCGCCGGGCCCGTTCCGACTCCCGGTGATAGGCGATCATGCTCATGTTGCTCATCAGCGTGGCGGAAGCTGCCCCCGCGGCACGGGCTTTCATCGCCTTCTCGCCGAACACCACATCGGAGCCCTTCTCCCTCATCTGCTCGAACGTCATGCCGCTCATCCTCTTGGCGATGACGCCCGCGACGGCCGTGGCAACGGCGGCAGCTTTGACACGGGAGAGAAGGCGGGACGCGCCAGACTTCGTGGCGGCTCGTTTCGCGGCCTTGAACGCGACCACCTTGCTGAGTCGACCACGCCCTCGCCGCGCGCCTCGCTTCGGCTGGCCCCGTGCTGCGTCCACCCGCCGGGACGGCTTGCCCCGCTCCTCGAGGCTGGGCTGGATCACCATGTCGTCGCGGGAAGCCACTACAGCACCACCCTGTAGGAACCGACCACCGGATCAGAACTGCCTTCGACCACGCCGGTCTGGCCCCGGGAGCTGTAGTCCGCGAACACCGTGTAGGTGTTGGCGAACGTCGGCGCGAACGTCGCCGCCGCCGTGGTCACCGTCGCCCGGACCGTGCCGTCGCTCGGGCTCGTGCTGGGCGTGAAGCCCGCCTTCTCGACCAAGCGATACTGCAAGAAGTCGAACCGCCCGGAACAGTGCCCGGCGCCGTTGAGGTCGCCGCCCTCCCAGGTCCAGGCCGAACCCACCCGCTTGACATGCTGCGGCGCCGCGTAGTGCAGCCCCGACGTGCACAACGCCGTCATGGTGTGCTCGTCGAACACCACGTGCCGCAGCGCACCCACGAGGAACGGCGTATCAATGGCCGTCGCCGTCAGTTGGATCTTCGCCCCGTCGGCGCCGGTGAGTTCACCCACGGCGGACCGGACGCGCTCCGTCACCTCGGCGATGCCCCGGTTCGCGGACTTGCCCAGGTCCGAGGACGGCCCGCCGATCAGCGCGTGTTCGCCGAGGCTGTCGCCGGTGGCCAGAACCCCGGTGACGAGGCGGAAGGTGTGCGTGATGAGAGTCGGGTGATCTTCGTCCGGGTCACCATCCCCCAGGACGATGAGGCAGCACGGAAAGGCTTTCGGGAACTGTTCTTCGGTGGGTGCCCCGGCGTAGACCGCGACCTGTCCCTTCTGGGCACCGAAGACCACATCGCCGGCTCCGGTAGGCCAGACCACGGCCCGGAGTTCGGCTTGTATCTGCTGGGCGAGCTGCCAGGGATTAATCGGGCACCTCCACGATCTTGAGGGGTTCGCGGGGGTCCGGTTCTGGAACGGGCGTTCTGACGGTTTCGACCGTTTCGACCGTTTCGACGGTTTTGACCGCGTCCGGCTTGCGCCCCAGGAAGCTGCGCTGCTCCCCTGTCGCCTTGGCTCGGGCCTGATCGGCCTCCTCTCGCCGGTCGAGGACTCCGGCCATTGTCCGGACGGGCTCCGGCCCGGGCCGCTGGGGCGCAGCCTGCGGCTCCTCAGCGCCGAGGATGTGGCCCACCGCCTTGGCCGCCAACCGCCGGACCTGGATCTCCTCGGCCTCGGACTCGTCACCGTAGCACTCCACCTCGAACCGCTCCGGGTCCAGCAGAGCCATGGCCGCATCCTGGGCCGCATCCCACCGGTGGATGACGCCTTGCATGGCGAGTTCCTGCTGCCCCTCCTCCGGCAGTTCCATGAACCAGTCGAACGGCGGGCGCTGGGCTTGCAGCCAGCGGGCGTAGGCGTCAGGAGTTACGTCGGGCTGGTGGCTCATGTCAGTGGCAGATCAGGCAGCCGCCCGATCTTCAGGGTGTGGTCGTTGCTGTTGCGCAGGCAGTCTACCTGCAACGGGATGCCGAACTCGGCGCCCTTCTGGAACGCTACCTCGGCGTCCTCCGTCCACCACGGGATGCCCCGGTAGATCACGACACCATCGGCGTGCATCAGGTCATCGGGCACGAACGCCAGCACGATGTCATTCCCGCCGACTCCGGTGGTCCCCGGATCCCGGAGCCCTGGAACGCTGAATACCGCGTGTTGCGTCACGTCCCCGGCGGTGTAGTGCCCGTCGAACAGGAGCCGAACCGCGTCGTCGTCGAAGCCCCGGACAAAGCACGTGAACCGGTAGCGGTTGTTGGCCTGCGTCACGTCCGACGCCTCGCCGAGCCCCTCGTTCTCGATCCGGTAGGGCCGGCCCAGCGGGGTGACCACCGCCTGATTCACCAGCCCGATCTCGGTGCCGCCGTAGGGGTGGGTGCCGCCGTCGAACACCTCGGTAGGCCCGACGATCAGGCGGCCCGGGCCGTGGATGATGGTGGCTACGGCTCCGGCTACCATCAGCGCACCTCGAAGATCTCCACCCCGACCGCTTCGCGCACGTCGTCGATGGTCTGTTTCGTGATCCCCACGATGGGCCGCTTGGGAAGCTGCATCGTCAGCCGAGTGCCGCGGAACTTCTGGTTGAGCAGCCACCCGAGCTGGCGCCTTCGCTGGGCGCTCTCGCCCTTGAGCCACTCCCACAGCTTCGTCTGGATCTCCTCGGTGATCTCCTCGGACTCAACCTCCTCGCCCAAGTGATGCGCGGCGGCATACGGCAGGTTCGACCCCACCGTCACCGTCTTGCCGCTGACCGAGAAGGCGATCGACGCCGCGAGCCTGCCTGTATCTCGCAGCGCCGGCCGCCGCTGAAATCGTCTATTCGGTGGCGTGGAGCCCTTCTTCATGTCCGCCAGGATGCCGAACACGTTGACGCGCGCCCGCGGTGCCCACGCTGTCCGCCCGAACCGCTGCAGCTTGAAGGCGGCCTGGGACTCGGCCACCATCAGAGCGCCGATCTGCTTCAGCGCCGCCGCTGGGTTGGCAAGAGCCCGCTCCCAGCGGGTGATCTTGGCCCCTTTGCGGAATCCTGCGGTTGCCATGGCTCAGTCATCCACTGAACTCCGGCGCTGCGGCCGGATCCCATGAGGCAACGAAGCCCAGTCCGCCCACGGGCGGGCTCGCTGACCGTTCGCCAGGAGCTCGGACTTCTGCGACACGCCGCTGTTGGTGCTCGGCGCCGGGCGCCCACGCGGGCCGGTGCGTTTCACTTTGGCGATCACACCGTCGGCGCTGAACACCGTGTCCCACTTGACCTGTTCGATGCTGCTCGACGTGCCGCCTCGCCTGAACAGGAACGCGATCGTGCCCAACGCGGCGGCCTCGATGTGCAACTGATCGGCAACGTCGAACGCGACTTGAGCGTAGGCGGGCCAGAGGTTGATCGTGCCGTTCGCCGCTTCCGTGCCCACCGCGTCGTCGATCGCTACCGATGATCGATCCAAGATGTTCGTCAGCGGGATCAGCCCATCGGCGGCGTAGCGAGCCTTGACCGCCGTCCATAGCGTGTCCTTGTCAGCCATTACGGATCCGCGATCGTTGGAGTGCCAGAGTGCGGGAGGTATCTCCCGTAGGCCAGGAAGAGGTAATACTGCAACGTGCCGTTGCCGA